TCTTTTCAAGAATCTGTCTCACCATGGGTGAGGAACTCTCTTTGATTTTGTTTGATGTCATGATTGGTTTTCCTCCTTTGCCTGGTCTGTCTGCTACTGGGTCTTCTCTTCTTTTACGTCTCACAGCAGCTGCCCTTTCTGCTTTTGACATTTTTGCTGCCTTTTCATTAGACAGGCATTTGGGTTTACCTTCACCCTCACCTCTAGCACATTTACCAATTCTCTCACCTTTGGTGTTGTATCTATCCCAACCACCACCACCTTTGCCACCTTCAGGACCAGAACCAAACCACTTTCTCAAGTCTTCACTTACAGCACTACCATTGCCATTGCCATTTGAATGACCATTACCATTTCCATTCTTCTTACCATTCTTGGTTTCAGAATCATCATCAACAGAGTGACCATTTTCTTTACGAAGCATACCAGCAGGTCCAACTACTTTGAACCCTCTTGGAATATCCTTACACTTTTTATCTGTGTAACAATAATATTTTCCATCTGGACACTTCTTTTTCATTGATATAAAATAAGGTCTCTCTTTATTTATCAACCATCAAGTGCTACAGTAAGACCAAGAGACATACCAGGCAGTGATATCCAAGAAGTTCCATCATAGAACTCTAATTTTTTACTGGTAGTATTAAAAATAATTGCCCCTTCATTGAATGAACCAGCATCTCTTTGCACTGTTGTATAAATTGGAGGGTAGAATGCAGTAGATGCTTTTAAGGTAGCAGCAGTTATGATACCAGTAGTGTTGATGGAAACTGTTGTACCAATACCAACTGATGCTTCTGTACCATCCTCTTTTTCAAAAGCAATATTCCCTTGAGTATCTTGCTTTATACTAACTGTGGTTGCAGTTCCAACAATAATCTCATCTACACCAGTAATCTTTTTGGCATTTGGATCAAGAACAATTGAACCTGTTCCAATTGTAAGAATACCAGTAACTCTACCATTGCCATTTACAACAAAATCTTCACTGTAAAATCCAGTATCTACACCAATGTGTACTTTAGTGGCAGTTGCTATTCCGCTTACATTTAACTGTTGAGTTTCAGTTGTTCCATATACGGTAGCACCAGCACCAGTGGTTTCAAATTTCTTATCACCACTATGGTAAAGTTCTACTGCTCCATTTTTAATGAATTTACTAAAGACTTGAGCTCCGCCATATTCTCTAAGGTGTATTTCAGAAGTTGTTTGAAGAAATAATGGTTGAGTTCCCTGTATGCTGTTACTATTTCCTGGTATGTGTATAATCTGCAGATCGTTAGATTCACCAAACATGAGTTTGGTGTTATCAGGTATATGAACCTGATCATTGAATGTAGAAACACCAGATACTTCTAAAGAGCTTGCAGTTGCAATACCAAGAGATGATCTTTGATCAGTAACTACAGTTGCGTACTCAATTCCTCTTCCAGAACCTGGAGATGCTCTACCAGAATCATCATAATCCTCTCTTGAATAAGTGACAAGAGTTGAAAAAGTTACTGGATTTACTACTTGTCCATTACTAGGAGAGGAGAAATTAGATCCATCACTAACTACAACAGACCAAAATCCATCAGTTAGATTGTAGATGATCATTTTTGAGTTATCACTCTCATGCAAGAAGTAATAATAGTCACCTACACTTTGGAATCTAGCACTACCAGAGGCAGTGGGAGCATTTGACAATACAAAATAATTACTTTGTCTAATGTATGTTCCATTAACTAATGAACTATAACCTTTTAAAGTTAATCTTGAATAGTCAACAGAAAACTTTCCACTTTGTGTAAGAAGTGGGGCAAGTGATAATGATGCACCAGATCCAACAACAATTTCATCAATACCAGTAACTTCTTTATTATTTGGATTTAAAGTAATAGATCCAGTGCCAATAGTAAGAATACCAGTAATTCTTGCATCACCATTTACAAGTAAAGCAGTAGTTGCTGTTCCTGTATTAACTTCAAGCCCACTTCTAAATGTTGAAAATCCAAGTGAATCAAGATGTCTAACATCTTCATATGTTGCTATTCCTGCAACACTTAAGTTTCCTGAAAGTACAAGATTTGTTCCAGTTGTATTTTCTGCTAATGTAGAAGCATCACCACCACCAACAGCAGTGCTTGCAATACCAACCCACTTAGAACCATTATAAATTAAAAGTTTTCCTGTTCCTGTGGTCTGATCAAAAGTAACATCATCAAGGTCTTTGATGAATCCTGCTCCACCACCACCCATAGTGGACAGTTGAGTTTGAATTCTATTAACAAACAACCTGTAGTGTTTTGACAGATCATCAAGAGTTGCAAATTTCTGATCAAGAGGAGTTAATGGATCAGTTTGTCCGCCAGCAGTTTCTTTCTGACTAGGTGGTTCATTTAGCAGACCCTCAGCAAGATCAACTTGTGTTTTTTTGATGTCTGCAGATATTTTTTTAATATCTTCAAGACAATTTTTAACACTTACCTTGACAAATTTTACATCTTGTTTAAGAGAATCAATTTCATTGTCATAATGTTTGATTTCTGGAAGAGAATCAAACTTTTTACTTACCTCTTCCTTTAAATTGGTAAAATATGACAGTATTGTTTCATCTGTTTTTACACTTTCCTTACTAATTCTCTTGATTTCTGTCTCAAGAGTTTGTTTTAGTTTATTTTGCTCTCCTAAAATTGCTTTTTTTAGTTTTCTGTCATCATCTTTAAATTCATGCTTATGATCATAAATTCTTAAAGTAATTTCTTTGAGTTCTTTATAGATTTTGTCCTTAGATTCTGAATATACATTCTTAAAATCTTTAAAATCAACTTTTTGCTCAAAATCCTTGACTTCAATAGTTTCAATTAACTCAGAAACTCTTGAAGCAATGGTATCTTTGATTAAATCAAAGTTGGATTCTACCTTTTTAAAGTCATCATCAATAACTCCAAAGGTTTTTCCAATCCATGAAAAGTCTGGGACTTCATTTACCTCATTAACCCACTTTGGAAAGGTGGGAATGTTGTCATTTACCTCTTCAATCCTTGATTTTAATACATCAAGGTCATTTTCATAGTATTTTACCTCAGGAAGAGACTCAATTTCTTCCTTAATTCTTGAAATTTTGCTATAAATTAACTCAATATCACCTTCATAGTACCTAACTTCAGGAACTTCAGGGATTTTTTGCTCAATTTCAGATAATTTTACCTCAAATTGCTCATTTTTTGCCTTGAG